CCAAAACCACTACGGAATTGCCTTTGTAAGACATTTCGTCATTGAAGTGGTCTCCTATCAGTTCCCAGTTTGCAGGTACACTGTAAACAGCGTAGAGCAGACGGTCGAGATCTTTCGGTGGAAAAATACCCAAACCGCCCAGGGAGCGGGGAACATCGGGGAGGAGAAGAAGGTCGAGCCGGAACTCGCGGATCGCTGAAGGGGAGAGGAGGGGGGAGGAGAGGAGGTTTACCCATTGGCGCTGAGTCGCAGAATGGGCCTTGCCGCATAAGTTCAGCAGCATGGCCGGCAACACAGCACCAACGTTGCGGGGTCTACTTCCTTTGCGTTTCGCAAAGTACCACAACTCGGAATTGATGGTGAAATACTCCGGATCAGAAGGAGATTTCGCCGGGGCCGGGACCCCACCGAGAAGAGGATAACTCTCCACCCACCTCGTACTTGGCGTAGAACCGTCAGCCCAGGTACGTTCCCACTCGACGAGGTCGTCGCCATTTACCCCACAGTCCTTATATTCTCTCACAAACTTTTTCAAGCTCGCGTCGGAAAGGCTCAGGAGGTGGTCGACGAGACCCCGCGCTTCGAGATGGGACAGGAACGTCACCAGACACAGGTTAGGAAACGAAAAGTCGGCTCCCATGAGTTGGCCACTAACTTGGATCATCCCGTTCTCGAACGTCGCCTTCGTCACGATGTGCTGCAGGTCCCCCAGGGGGAGACCAAATTGGTCGGCACACCATTCCAAAAGCTGGTCCATGAACCGGGAATCAAAGTAGTCCGTAGCAGCCTTCCCATCCCCACAGGAGAAGGTCCAACCAGGCGGGAGACCCCCCCTCAACTCACCCAAACAGTCGTGCGCCCAATCTTCGACAGTTTGTCCAGCTACCATCCAACTACATTTCCTCAAACGACCAAACAAAAAATTATTTAGCCACGAGTACTTGTGAGCGTAGACGCTCGAAACTGTAATTGTACGGAACTTGCCACCGGACACTATCGTCACCGCCTTAAGCGGGGCGCGGGACTCTCCTTCTAACTTATTCACGTATAGAGCCGTCCTCTTTCCCCCTTTGGAACGAGGTACTTCAAGACATGCCCTACCGGAATTCGGCGCTTTTGGGACAAAGTCCCTACCATTCTTTTTACGGAACAGTACAGAACACAGGC